CAGGCTGCTGTCAGCACGTTTCTTCAGACGGCCTTGCCGGGTAGCAATGCGAACTTTCTTTTCAATCGCATTCTTCTCTTCAGGGGCTGCAGCCGTAGAAGCAGATTTAGGTTGCTTTGGCGCTGTCTTGGTTAGTTTAGGCTTGGCCGTTTTAGCTGCTGCAGCCTTGGCTGTTTTAACTGGCTTGGTATCCTTGGCAGTTCGTAAAGGCTTTGTATCCTTAGCCGTGCGCTTTGGTTTGGTATCCTTGGCAGACTTGGCCTTGGTTTCTTTAGACGCAGTTTCGGGCTTGACCTTGGCAGCCTTCTCGGCTTCCTTGGCCTTCTTGGATTTAATCGGGGCAACCCGTTTCAGCTTTGGCTTTTCCGGTTCTTTAACCGCTTTCGGCTTAGGCTGTGGCAAATCCATCCGCTTCAGCTTCACATGCGGTTTGGCCTTATTGGGCTGCTTCAGCTTGATTTTCAGCTTTGGCTTCTTCACGCCTGTTACTTCATCTTCAATATCTGCCATATCATTAACATTCTATAGAAAATCCTAGGATTTCTAGGATTGTTGGTAACTGTTTGTGGGATAAGGATTTCTGTTCAACTTGGTATCGGTTGACCTCTCAACGCTCAACCGATACATACTCGAGTAATCATTAACATATTTCACTAATCCGGTATCCCCGCTATCTGATATTTAAATACTGTTAGATACACCCCTATAGGATACTACCGATGGCAGTCAATCCATTTTTTGACAGGCTGGAAGCGCATAACGAACAAGCGCTGTTTGCCGACCTAGTCGACGAAGACATCCAAATCAGCGGCTTTGACATAACCTACATCCACCGCAGTGAGTTTGCAGTCGACGAAATCTTTACCGAAGCCAAGGCATCCAAGTTCAAAGACTCTTTTGTCATTGAAGCCAGTATTAGCGACAATGTAACAGGCTGGCAGGGCACAAATGAGTTCATGAACCAGTTTGGCCTGAATATCGACAATACAGGCAGCATCAAAATCTCCCAACGCCGCTGGCAGGAAGCACAGGCCGAACGGGCATCCCAAGGCCTGAAGGTATTAGAGCGCCCTCTAGAAGGCGACTTGGTTTACTTTGGCTATGGCCACGCTACCTTTACCAATAACCTGTTCATCATCAACCACGTTGATTTTGCAGATACCAATTGGCAACATGGCCGGGCTTTCCTGTATCGCCTGCAGGTTACTAACTACACGCCGAACTATAACGAGAAAATCGAAACGCCGATATTTGACAGTATCCCCGAGCTTACAGAACAGTTTGCCGCGATGGATTACTACAATGATTTGGCCACGCAGAACCAAGAAGTCCAAGACAAGGCCGACACCCTTGTTAAGTTCGACGAGAAGAATCCGTTTGGAGGAACCTAATGCATACCGCCCTAACCACCCCCTTCTATCACGAGACAATCAAGCGGGTAGTCGTGATTTTCGGCACAGTCTTCAACAGCCTGCATGTAATCGATGATTTCAATCAAACCCGCAAAGTGCCGCTGTACTATGCTGCTAGAGACAAGTTCGTCAATTTCCAGCAAGAGCGCCCCGACTTGTACAATATCAAGACAGAGCAATCCCTGCCTAGGATGGCGTATTACATGACGGGCATTGCCTATGCCCCGCAAAGGATGACTGACAAGCGGCAGCGCTTGGAAAGCCACGACACCAAGACTGTGCAGTTTAACCGCGTGCCCTACGACTTTACTTTTGAACTGTATGTCAAAACCCTGCGCTTTGAAGAAAGCCTGAAGGTAGTCGAACAAATCCTGCCATTGTTCAAGCCCAGTTTTAACGTAACAGCCGATGATGTGGACGGCATGGGCTTCCGCAATGACTATACCATCACGCTCAACAGCTCGGGCTATGAAGATACATGGGAAGGCGAATACAGCCAGCCCCGTTCGGTATTGTGGACACTATCCTTTACCGTACAAGGCTATCTGTACAGCCCCAATGAAACGGCCAACCGCATTAAGGAAACCATCCTGCATCTTGGCGCGACTGATTACAGCAAAATCTACGAAACCCTGACGGCTGAAGTTATCCCAAGGGAAGCCAACAGAACTGACCCCCACAGGATTAAAGAAACCATTATCAAGGTAGACCCCGATGAGTAACTACGTCGACCCCATTTCCAAATCACTAAACGCGGCAACGCCGATTGCCCC